TAGGTATCCGCTTGCGGCCATCTGTTTGGACAAACGCCCGGTGTGTAGATCAAACCTCCCCTCAGGGGGGCCTGGTTGATAGCCCGTTCTATGCTTACCCACTAATCTAGACCTTGATGATTAGTCAAGGAATTGACTTATCCGTCGGAAGGCTAGTCCCCTAACCCGATCGTAAACAATCAGGGCTCGGTTACTGGCGTAGATAAACATTAAGACTACAACAACTTTCAACAAATATTTAATTTCAATCCTTTTATGAATCAAAACTATCTATAAGTTTACAGTTATTGGAAGCTCAGCAAATGTCAGCTATACTATGATTACAGATTTTATGAATAATATCACTAAATCAGTAAAACATAAAGGTATGGCGTTTACTGTAAAAGAGCTTAAACAAGCTCGATTACATGTAACGCGATATCTAGCTGGACATCCACTTCTAATCACGCCTATTAGAATCTCCCTTACGAAAGACGGGTTACCAAAGCTTTTACAAGCAATGGTTCCGTTAGTTCGTAAAGGAAATCCTAACGACTTACGGATAATACTGACACTTTTAAGTGTTGGTAGGACCGTAGTCGGTGATGGAAATCTCGACTATACCTCGATAGTGTCTCCAAGCTCACCTACATATAACCCTCGAGTAGAGGATTGTATTGTTAGGTTTACTGACGAGAAACTATTTAAAGTACAGAGAGAGACTCTTATCAGTTCAGATTGATTAGAACCACATTTATCTACGAAGATGGGTCCTCTAGGACAAGCTCTAGGAACTGCAATGATGGATCTTGCGATCCTTCATCCGGTCCTTAAGGAGAATATATGTATTTTAGGAGGTTCCAAACTCCTAGAATATATGAATCTCTTAGAGCCCGGTGCTAAAGGTCTTCACCCTAATGTCACTAAAACTACTAACCGTAGAATTAGTGTCATTAAGGATAAAGAATGTAAGAACCGACCTATTGCAATCTTTGATTACTGGTCACAAACTGTATTGATACCTCTTCATAAATCCTTGTTCAGGATATTGAAGAGTATCAACACAGATTTGACCTTTAATCAAGATGGAGTAAGTCAAATCTTACAAAGCCCGTTTCCTTCGTACCACTCTCTTGATCTAACAGCAGCTACAGACCGTTTTCCTGTATCACTACAGAGAAGCGTTCTGCAACTGTTCTTAGGTAAGGAGAAGGCGGACGCGTGGAAGTATATCATGACCCTACCTCTGCAAACGCCTACAGGTGAAACAATCTCTTACGAGGTTGGTCAGCCTATGGGTGCTTACAGTAGTTGGGCCATGTTTACTCTATGTCATCACATTGTCGTCCAATATTCAGCTCATCAAGCTGGGAAACCAACTTGATTCTCTGGATATCGACTTCTAGGTGATGACGTAGTAATCATGGACACGGACGTAGCAACCAAGTATAGAGAGAATATGTCGTCACTCGGTGTAGAAATATCTCCGACTAAATCACATGTGTCAAACGACACCTTTGAGTTAGCCAAGAGATGGTTCTACAAGGGTAACGAGATATCTCCCTTCCCTTTGAATGGTATGATAGAAAATGTTTCTAGTCCTCACGGATTAGCTACAGAAATCTATGATGCCATTAAGAAAGGTTGGTCTACTAACCTGTGCCAAGGTATCCCGAGTGGTAATGATATTATTAGACTGCTTTCAATGTTAGGGTGGTCTAAACGTTCGATACGTTTAAGAGCACCTGACATTGAATGCTACCTTCATATGTTAATCATCTCAAACCATGAAGGGGGTATGGACGGAGACAGGTCAATA